TGCCGAGCTTTAACCACCTGGGACTTGCCAGGTGCTAGCAGATCCCACGCTTGCTGTAGAGGCTCTTGGAACGTGGCTGCTGCAAACTTAGGGGCAAAGAAGACCTTGCCGAGTATGCTGTTCACAGGACCAGCAGCCCGAGCAGGCAGGATTTGCTCAACCAGGTCGCCTCGTCCGGTTGCGATGTTGATGATTCTGGCTAAAGCAGCGGCATCATCAGCACCGACGCGCCGCACGCCGTCCGCTGTCTGCACAACGCCAACGTCATCGGGCAGCAGGCTCTTCATCCAAAACGCGCCGCCGTCTACGCGCGTCCAGTTGTCGAAGATCATAATACGCAACTGGTTGAGCATCGTGGCGTAGGTGCGCTCAGAGAAGCGGAGGATCTTACCGGCACCCCTAGAAACAAGACCGCCACCAGCGAGAGCGTTGTTGACGAACATCTCCTCTCGCTTGTTTACGCCCGTGCCTCGCACCCCCTCTACGTCTGTAGTGAACAGCCCAGACTTGTCTCCGTACTGCCCGACAGGGCTCTGCACCAGCTTCCGTTGCAGGTCGGCGGCGTAATCGGGGTCTAGGACAGACCTAAGCATCTTAACAGCCGCCTTGGTTCCTAAGATTGGGTGCGCTTTAAACAGCTTGATGCCCTGCCTTCCGAAAGCAGAGAGATCGAGTGAGGCTTGGATTGCACGAGACATGTTGAGAGCGTCAGTCGCCCTGGCGATCCAGCCAAGGTTAGCCGCAGCGTTCATCTCTGCGTTGGCGATTGCAGCCTCTCTGCTCGCGTCAGTCTGAGCGCGCTTGGCCCTCTTGCGCTTCTTCTTAATCTCGTTGACGATCTTCTGCTTTTGCTTGTCTGGAAGCGCGAGAACAAGAGCGCGCTCTTCAGCTTGGTCGAGCTTTAGGATCTCCTCGTCGAGCTTTTCAATGCGCTCCTGAGCCTTGGTCTTCCTTTCCTTGGCGTCGTTGAACTTAGTCTTAACCTTCTCCGCTTCATCGGGGGTAAGTTTGCCGCCCTTTTGCACCGTGGCAAGGTCTACGGCCTGGGCGTCTGTCATGTCTTCAAACATGGACACGTATGCCTGCCTAGCACGGCCAGCGCGACCCCACTCTGACCCGCTAACCTCAAGGGCGCTAAAGACCTCATCGAGCGCAGCCTCGGCCTCTTCCACTTTCTGCATGTGGTCTTTGTCTACGTTCTTTCGGGCTTTGCCGACCGCCGCGTGCGGCATAACTTGCTTCTCAGCGTCAGCCGTCTCCTTACGCATTGCTTTTGCGTACTCGGTTCGAGCAATGTCTAAGTCCTTCTCCCTGGCATACGCCACGAGGGTGGCAGCGAACTGTTGCCGGTCGGTGAGGATTCGCTCCCCTCGCCTAGCTTCGTCCAGCGCATCGAGCAGCCCAGGCTGCGGCATAAAGGTGTCAACCGAACTGCCGTCAGGCAGGACAACAGAGCCAAGCGTCACGAGGTCTTTGGCGTTGTCAAACGCCTGCGCGAGAGTGCGAGTTGCGGGGGTAGAGGTGTCCCCTTCAGGCAACCCAAGAAGCTGGCGCATAATCTTGGTGGCCTCGTGCTTGGCACCCCTGACGATTCGCTGCTTAGGAGCGCCGGTTTCAGCGCGAGCCGGAACGGGCGGCTGCTTTGGCTCAGGCTCGGCTCTTCTGTTGATCGCTTGGGCTTTCGACAGGACTTCTCTTTGGCTGAACTTAGGGAGGTTAGGGGCTGCGCTGGCGTCCTCAATCTCATCAGCCAGACCAGGGGTAGCCCCCTTGGCGTTGTCGAGCGCCTCTTGCGTCTCTTGTGCGCGCTCGGCATCTCTGGCTAGCCGAGCAGTCTCATCAATCTGGTGCTGCTCAACGGCGTCTACGGTGTCCTTCACCTCTTCGGCAAGCTCTTCGATGGTCTTGTCCACCTTGCCGATCTTGCGCTCAGCCTTGGCCTTCTTGAGAGCCTGGTTGGCCTTGAGCAAACCACGACTCACAGAGCCCGGCACTTGGCCAGCTTTCTTCAGCGCAGAGAACGCGCCCTTGACCGCAGGCACAGCACCGAGAGACGCGACAGTGATGGCCGTGTCAATGGGCTCAGCGGCAGCGTATGCCGCTGGGTCTTGGGCCATAACATCCATGTCCACAGCCATCGCTCGGCCCATCTCTCTCGCCATCGGGGCAAAGGAGTCCCTTGCTTGGCGCTGGATGGTGGCCAAGTCTCCGCTCTCTCCAAGAACGGGGTCGCCCATTGCCAGGTCTGCGATGAAAGAAAAGGCGTCGTACAGATCAGAGGCGTCCTGCTGCACCGCGTCAGAGACAACGCGCTGGCTGCGCTTTTGAACGTCTGCCGTTCGGTCGCGCACCATGTTGGCGTACCAGGTGGGCTGCTTCTCTCTCAAGTAATCCACAGCGGCTTGGCTTGGGTTTACGTCAGGCCGAACCACGGGGGCACCACCGAGGGCTGCGCCGCCCATCATCGCGCCTGCACGCGTGAAGACAGATCGGCCTGCCTCTAAGCCCGCCTCGAAGAAGCCCGGCGCGCCTTCTGTTGCAAGGGCCTGCAACCTTCCTGACACAACCCTTTCGGCAGCGCGCTCTTGTTGCCCAGCGGCCTCCCTGAACAGTCCCCTTTGTTGAGATGGCGTAGCATCTGAAGGCCCAATCACAGCCTGCCGAGGCACCTGCCCAGGAAGAACCTCCTGCTCTACGCCCGGGAAGCCGACCTTTCGGAAGGTAGGTACGCGCGCCCTAGCGACTCGCTCGCGCTCGGCTATGTCAGCCTCTTCCTGGGTGGGCATCCCGGTGATTAGCCCAGAGATGGTCTGGGCAACGGCCTGTCCTCTTTCCTGTTGCGCCCCATCAAGAGGCTCGGGCTCGGGCGCAGGTGGCGCTTTAGAAGGCGAAGACGCAAAGATCTCCTCCAACTCTGCCTCTGTCGGAGGGGAGTCGCCAACAAGCTCAAAGACTCTGCCGTCAGGGTGTATGACTTCGTAGGTTGGCATTTAGTTCTCTGCCTACTTCTCTGTCACTATAAACCGGCCCGTCTTCTTGGCCGGTCGGCTCTTCCGTGCTTTCGCAATGGCAGCGTCGAGTATATCAAGCTGTGCCTTTTGCGTGGGGGTCATAACCGGGAGCTTGCCGTCAACCTCGACCAGCCCCTCTTTAACAAAGAAGTCACTCCGCGCTTTGACCGCCTTTTCAAATTCTTCTTCGGCCTTTTCAGCCTCTCTGGCCTTGGCCGTTTCTTGGCGCTTCTCGGCCCTCTCTTCCGCAGTCTCTTCTTTGTTCTCTTGACCAGCAGTGCCGCGCTCTGTCTGGGTAAGCTGAGTGCCGATCTTGGTCAGGATACGTTGGACGTTTTTCTGCGCCCTAGACCCGCTTCTTAGCCTGCTAGACAGGTACTGCAACTGAGAGATAGCCCCGTTGGGGTCGCTTCCGTAAGTAATGGTCAGCGTCTCTCCGTCGCCAATCTCAACGACTTGGTCCTGCCGTTCCGTGGTGGGCTTTCGCCACTCATCCATCTTGAACTGGTTTTTAAAGTCGGCTTCGCTCGTGCTTGGCTTAAAGGTACGGCCAGCCTTGTCGAGCTTCTCCCGGTCTTTTTCTTTCATCCTAGCGAGCCGCCCCTTGGCGATCTGAAGATTGACCTCCCGCAACTCGTCAGGCTCCCTGCCCTCTCGCAGCAGGCGCAGGGTCTGCATCATCTCGTTGCGCGCGTCGCGCACGGTGAGGCCCTCACGAATATACGTCGGGTCATTCTCAACCGCGTCTTCCAACGCCATCCATGCGTCTCGAACCACCTCGTTGGGAAGCTGGCCGTGGTTTTGGTAGTAGTCCAGCACCGCGCCAGTCACGTCGCCCACGGTCTTAATGCCAAGCTCCTCAAGCTGGCCGCGCCGTGCCTCTCGCTCAGCCTGTGCGGTGCGCTGGCGCTCAAGGAGTGGAGCCCACAAGCCAGCCCTTTCCTCTGCCTGCATTTCTTGGGAAATTGCCGCCTCTTGTTGCTGAAGCTCTGTGGGCGCTTGGCCTGGCGGCAACTGCTCTGCCGGGACTTCTCCAAGCGAAGACGCTAGGCGTGGACCCGCGCCGGTGATTGCAGGGTCTACGCCGGTGCCCATTGGGGCGAGTGCTCGCATTGCAGAAGGGTCGCCAGCCAAAGCCGCTTGCGTAACCCCCGCCATCTGCTGCTCAACGCTGGGCTCAACAGGCCCCTGTGGCATCCCGGCCTCTTTCAACCGGCTCTCTGCCATCTGCGCCTGAATCTCTCGAACACCACGAGCGGCCAGCCCCTCTTTAGAGCCAAGAGCCTCAGCGAGACGCACCCAAGCAAGAAGCTGGTTGGGGTCTTTGTACCAGTCCTTCTCTTGCTGCGGCTGGCGCATGGCAGCGATTTGCGTGCGCTGTGGCCTCTGCGAGCCTGGGAACCTAATGCGAGCCATCTGCGCCTCCTATGCGGGCCTTTCTTGGCTGGTCATCATCGGCAGATTGAAGCCAAACCGCTGGATAATTCTGTTAACACCTTCCGGGCTTCCGTATGCGCGTGCCTGTGCAAGCCATGCGTTTCTCTCCGCAGAGGTCTGTGCAGTCGAGGCGTTCTGCAACGCGAACTGGATGCGGCGGTCTGCATCGCCAATGCCCTGGGCGTACTGCGTCATCTGGAGCGGGATGTCGGCAACTCGCTGCTGAGCAGCCTCTCCGACCCCAGCTTGGCCAAGCATGGTTTCTGCTGCTGTGCTTCGAGCGCCAGCCAGTGCAGACGCTGACTGCAAGTCAAACGCTCCCATGCGCGCAGCGCCCTCAAGGGCTCCCTGCTGAGCGGCATAAGCACGGCCACCGCCAAACACGCCGCCTGCTGGCATCGCAAACGCGGTGCCTCTAGCGGCCTCTTGTGCGATAGACCTGCGGCCTGCGCGGCGAGCAGACTCTAGGATCCCAACGTTCTCTTGGGCAGTCTTTACAGCTTGCTGCGCTGCTTGGGCCATAGTGGGCGCGTCAGTCTGCGCGGGAGTGAGCCCTGCTCCTGCGAAAACGGGCTCGTCCTCATCATCTGGGACAAACCCAATGCCAATGCTTGAACCGGTAGCCATGCCTGTCTCCTAGCAAAGATGCTTCTTGCCAATAATATATACGAAGTGGCCCCCATAGCCCGAGATAACGGACCCGGTTGCCAAGTTGTTTAGTCCAGCCGTGTCGCTGATCTTCATGCGGACCTCAAGGAACTGCTCTTGCCCCTCTTTAATTGGAGCCGCTGGCGACCCCGTGCTCATCACGTTATTGCGCTGCTGGTTTAGCGTCCATGTGCGGGAAGCAAAGAACGGCTTGCCCTGCATGAAGTAGCCCGCACCCGTGGTCACGCCGTCTGTAACGATCGGCACCTGATGAAGCTCCCAGTCCCAGGCATTGCGTTGGCTTTCGCTAAACGTCGTAAGCACAGAGCCCTGGCGCAAGACAGAGCGGCGTCGGTACTTAATCCTGTCAATGTTCGCGTATCTCCACGAAGCAGAAGGTATGTTTGTTGCGCTTGAGGTGTCGGTCGGGCCTCTAAGTATAAGCCTGGCCACTTGGTTGTAACCCCAGCCGTCAGACCGCAGCCCGGTGCCAATGGCCACGCCCAGGTCGCCTTCAAAGGTGGCGGTGTTTGGGATCTGCTGACTGGCGGGCACGGTCAAGCCAGTCCTTGGAAAAAACGCTGACCAGTTCCAAGCAAGCACCACATGGTGCACAGAGATGGGGTACGACAGCGGTATGATACGGCGGTCCCACACCTGAGTTTGGTTGCCGCCTGACGTTACAACGTAGGGCTCGCTGGCGATGTCGTCTTCTAAGATGCCGCCGTTAACACGGTTGTTAAACAGGGGCACCGTAATGACCTCATACCCAGCGTCTTCTTGGAGTTCTTCCAAGCCAGGCCGCATAGCGTACTCGTCGTATCCACCCTTGAGCTTGTCCTTAAACACCTTATCAATGGTGGCCATCTCGTTAGACACGCCGCCCGCTTGGTCAGCAGTGATGATCGACCCAGCCGCTGGCTCTGTAATGGTGATAGACGCACCAGCCGCCGCCCTGGTCCCTTTTGCCCCACGGTTGTTCTGCGTGGTGTTGTCAGGAAGGTTTTGAATGTCAGCGCCCATGTCTCTAGTTACAAGCGGGTGTCGGAACCGAAGAGACGCTTGGACGCTAGGCATGCACAGCGTTTTGTCTGCTCCTGAAGATGGCTTAACAAGTCCTGGGGCCTCAATAACCAGCATGTAAGTTGAGTATGGGTTAATTGACTTGTTGATATCGGTTACAACAAACGGGTTGAGCCGCACGTCTGGGTCTAAGAAGAACGTGTTGGGCACGTCGATGCCGAACACTTCTTTCTGAATTTCCACGTTCTCAACGTCGTAGGCGTTAGGGTAGCCCACCGTAGAGAACCTCATGGGTGCCTTTTCTCGGAGCGAGATCCTGAGATTAAGATCAACCGAGCCATCAAACGTCATCTTGCCGGTGTCGCCAGACTCGCCGTCTCTGTCGGCTGAGCCATCGGTGTCGCCGTAGAACTGGTCAGCGATTGCCGCGTTTTCAGCCCGCTGCCCGAAAGATAACGAAAACTCATCGAGCATAATCCTGGGAGTGGTGTCGGTGATGTTGGGACCAAACTCTCCAGTGCTGCCAGTGGTTGCAGTGGTTACGTCAAAAAACTCCTGCAAAGGGGGCAGCGTAAAAGGAACCCCAAACGATGCTTGGTCTTCATCGTCGTGGATATCGCTGGCTAGATAAGGAACGTGTAGGTTGACCCTGAATGGCGCGCTGGGTGTTTCTAGCTGGTCTACTCCGATACTGGACTGGTTAATCTGATAAGCAGCGCCTGTCGCCGCGCCGTCTGTCAACGGGTCAAACAGGTGGTCTGGTGTGAGCTTGGTGCCGCGAGCTAGCCTCTTTCTGTCGATCTTACTCACTGCTCCACCTCTTCGAGCATCGTAAACACCACCTCAAAGCCGTTCTGCGCCCAGGGGTTCGTGTCGCCCCAGCCGCCGTTGTTTGCGTTTGAGTAGTCAGGGATTACACAGTCAATACGGACCCTGCTGTCTCTTGGGATTGGGATGTTCGCGTTTCTAATTGGCATAAACACGCCCTGAATATCTACCCAAGGAGGGGAAGAAGGGGCCATGTCTCCAGCGACCGAGCTAATCAAGATCCCGTTCGTCCATTCGCGAGCCAGGTTTACCGCTGAGCGCAGCACCACGGGATTGTTTTGTGTTCGGTCTTCAGGCGCAAACGGGCTGTCTACGTGGATTACAAACGCAAAGTCTCTGTTGCCTTCGCTTTGAACGGTCCCTTCTGGAGGGGTAGAGCCGTATTTAAAGGTGTTGCGGAACTCGCTGGCATCAATCTGCATCCTCAAAAAGATGTCTTGCAAAACGCCCGGCTTATGAAAGTAGAAAGACGTAGACCATGTGTAGTGAATGGCGTCGCCGCCCGCAGTAAACTCTTCTCCTGGCGCTCCAATGGTAGAGTACCCCTTGGTTCTGTACGTGTTGCTAATGGAGTCAGGAAGCGTTCCAACAACATTGGCGGTATCAGCCACGTTCTTAGAGCGAAGCCACGGCCAGTGGTGCTTAGCGGCCTGCTTGTGAGGCGTCCACCCAGCGACGTATTGCGTTTGAACAAACCTGTGCTTTAGGTCGCCAAGAGGCACGCTGTTGAAGCGGTCCTTAATGTCCTCCATCGCATCGTCAAGACGGTTGCCGTCAATGGTTGTGCCATCAGCAAACTGCTCGTCTGTCATGTGCCTGGGGTGCTTACGCCACGCCATTACAGTGTCCCCGTGGAAGTAACGTTAACGAACGCAGAGCCAGTAAGATTAAGCGACCCAATAACCTGAACGTCGCCCGCCGCGTTTGCAGGGTCGTTCAATACCGGAGAGGCCGTTCCAGGCCCTCCCTTAAAGATACATCCGATAATGATGGCTTGGCTTCCCTCTGCTACCGACACCATCACGCTTGTGTCTAGGCCCTTGTTCTTGTTGAAGGTGCAGTTTCTAATGACCGCCTTAACGGGGCTGTCTTTGCGCCCAACGACAACGTGCTCAGTGTGGTTTGTGTTGCTAGAGTCGAAGTAGATGCCATCAATCACAGCGTTCGCATGGACTTCAATCTTCCCCACCACAGAGGATGAGCCTGTGCCGCCACGGAGCAGCGTCGCGTCGCGCTCTAACACAGCCCCGCCGTACTCGCCCCCGCTAAGGGTGATCAGGTTGTTGTCGATCTGCGGCTCTTGGATTGGAGAGCCCGAGCTTGTCAGGTCTAGCGAATACAGAAGCTGACGGTTCTGGTCGCGAATGTCCTTGTTCTCGACTTCAGTTTCTGTCCGAAACGACTGCGGCACGTAGTATTCAAGAACGTTTGGCATCAGCGACCTCGCCTTCTGCGGTTGCTGACAACCCGAAACACAGCCTTAACAGAAGAAAGCAAAATTGATTGAGCCCTGTTTTGCATGTGCCCAAAAAGCATGTAAGAGAACGAGTCGCCTTTTACCGAGTCGCTGGTTGCTATTGTAGACGACTCTTCGTCGTCGATCAGAAAGTTTCCTGTGCCCGCAGAAGCGGTGCTTCCATACGTTGGGTTTGAGGTGGCTGAGTCCCCGCTAGATGCAAACACCCTGTCTACAAGCGCGGCGTTTGTGGTTGGCTGAACCCTTGTCCTGATGTTGTTCTTAGACGCAATCTTATCAATTGAGGTCGGCTGGCTCATTGTGCTGCTAGCCGCTTCGCCTGAATAATCGATGATCTGAGAAGTCCAACCCTTCTGGTCTACCGACGCCAGGGTGTTGTAGGTGCCCCAAACCCAGATAGGCTCTAGCTTGTCCGTGCCGTCACCGTGCGACTTCATGCGGCTGTAAAGGCCTCGGCTTTTAACTCGCACCGCGTCATCAAGCCCAACGTGCGCGCTCTTGTAGGCCCAGTCTACGGGCTGCGCCATCTTGTCCTTAGACCGCATGGCTCCCGTAGCCATGTACTGCTCCCAAGCGTACACAGCAGGGATAACGTCGGAAGAAGATCCGAGGTTACTTTTTAACGCGCAGTCTACTCCTGTAATGTGCATGCCGCCGTAGGTGCCGTCTCCTGTGATGTACATGGGTATGTAGATAACCATGTCGCGCTTTCCGTCTGAGATATTCATTTTCCCGTAGGTAGATGCCGCCGAACCAGCAGAGTCAAAATAAATAGAGACGTGATCACCCGTTGTAGAAGCGGCCCCTCCCGAAGTCTCAAGGCGCACTTTGCCAGAGCCACCAGTGTAGCCCCCTGCACTGTCGAGCCTTTCTGGAGGAAGAATAAAGTCGATAAGAGCCGTGCTTGACGCTGCACCGACATTAAAAACAGGGCTCCAGTAAGTGCTGTCGAACTCAAAGTTTAGCAAGAGGTCATCAAGAACCCCCGTGCCCGTACTAGCTGACGCAGACCCAGAACAGCCGCCGCCACAAAAAGCACCAAACTCGCTCCACTTGACCGCGATCTGAATAGGAAGAAGCACCATGCGAAGATTGGCGTCGTCAGGAATAGGGGGGCAGTTGCCAGGAGTCGCCGTAGCGCCCTTCTTGTTTCCGCTCGGGAACACAAACTCTTGGGGCAACTCAATCCAGGGCATAATGTAGACAGCGGCGTTGTGGTTAAACGGCTGGTTGCTTCCAAGAAATCCCTGATTAGGAAGTTGCAAGTAGCGGCCAGCAAACTGCCTGCTGTCTTCCCGGCCTGGCGCGTTGAGGTGGTTGGTGTCCCACTCGTCCTGGCTGCGATCAATGGCTCCGCCACGCCCGTACTGGAGGATGTAGTAAGACTTAGAGATCGTGTCGTCATCCAAAGAGGTCGCGTCGGCAAGCGTCTCTTTGTCCATGCCACCAATAAGCCAAAGGTCTGTAGTGCTAGACACAAGCCAGGGAAAGGTGATGTTTCCGTCTGGGTTGTCGGTGTCATCTCCACTTGCAACGCCAGGAACAGGGCGAGAGATGGCGCTCTTTTTGACAACAGAGGTGTATGACCACACCGACCACTGGCCTTCTGCGTAGCACAGAGACAGGTTTTGGCCAGGAACTGTCATAAGCACAGCGCCTAAGAAGGGGCAGTACTCAACATTAAGCCCAGTGGTATCCATGCGGATATGCGTCTGGGGCTGCTGAAACGCCAAATCCGTGTAGCCGGTGCTGCTCTCTGTGTAGAACGACGTAAACGGGTTGCTGATAGAGTCGGTGAAGAACCGGTCTAAGCCTTGGCTAGCCTTGGCGATGTTTAAATCAGCGCCCATCAAATAAGCGCCGTTAGCGTCAGCCCAAAACAGCGCCTCTTCTACGCGAGTAACAGCGGACGGCGAAGCGCACCCAGTGCTTTCTGTCACACGGCGGAGAACGCCAGAGCTAGCCAGAAACTCGTTAGAGGGGCGGTAATACCAAGTCTCGGAATCAGTGAACACTACAACGCCAGAGCCAAGCTCAGCGATGGCTGTGATCTCACCGTCGCAAGAAATGTCTACCGTGTTCGCCTTAACCACGCTGGTTGGGTACCCTTCATCAGAAAAGAACAGCGTGCGCCCAGATGCGTACACAACGCGATTCCCAACCTTAGTGGCGGCTGTGGCTGACGGGAAGTCAGTTGTGTTGAAGTAGACAAACGCCTTTTTAGACGGGCCAGGAACCATAGGGGCTCGACGGATGACAGCCGTCTCAGAGTAAGGCTCTGCCCACTCGTGAAAGAACACGTCGTCTAGGCCCTTTCTGCGGTTGCCACGGAACGTGCAAGGGATGTAGGCAACAGTGCCCATCATTGGTGTTCCAAAATACAGAACGTCCGCATACTCAACAAAGAACGGGCTGTCAGAAGACTCCAACAAAGCCGATTCTCTGCGCTTGCCCGCTTGCTTGGACGCCGCTTGGGCGCTTAGCCACGACTGGTATGACTTGTCTTGGCATGTTTCGTATACGCCGTGCCACTCGGGAGGGTCAAAGGTTACAGCCATCTGCGTCTCGTTGCGCGCGTTCTCGCACGTCTGAACGAAGACCGGCTCTTCCCACCTGTCGCCCGTGGTCACGTCGTATATGCTGACCAGATACAGGAAGTGGATTTGCTCTTTAACCGGGCCAAGAGTAGTGGAGCACTTACCAACCAGCAGAGACACGATCTGCTCATGCCCAAAGTTGGTCTGCATATAGTAAGAGCCAAGGTGGCGCTGGTAGCCCCAGTCTACAGCGGTAGCCGAAGGCACGTTGCGGCTCATCGAGGTGTCGAACTGGTCAAGCTGACCAAACCCCTTTCGGACACGCCAAGCCCCGTTTCGGCGCAGCATGTTCATTGCAAACGAACCGGGGTCTGGAGAGTCGGCAGAGATGCCGCCACCCAGAATCTCAACCTCTTGGGCCTTAGTTGCCACGCGACCCCCTAGTATTCGTTGGCTTCTAGAACGCGCTGCACGTACTGCGGAGCGTCTACTACCCGCTTGGTAAGCCCCTCTTCCAGGTCAGCCAAGCGACGCCCAAGCTGCTCCATTAAGGGCTGGTTAAACGCACCGTCCCTGATGGCGTACTGCTTTGATGCCAGCAACGCGACCACATCGTGGTACAGACTCAGGTCGTCTACCACGTCGGTAGAGGCCAGGTTGTCCCACATAGTCGCCGACTGCTCAGGGACGTAGGCGATGTTGATGGTGTCGTTGATCTTGCCGCTAAACACCAGCTTGGTGCCTACCAGCATGTAGCCACACCACGAACGCTCAAGGGCGGTGGAACTGGTTACTGGCTCGTAAATCGTGGTTGGCAACGAGGTCGATGAGTCCAAGATCGAGACGCTAATCAACTTTACCAAGCGCCGACCCGCAGTTGCAGACGCACCGAGCACCTTGCCAACCGCCAGGTCATCAAAGGTTACGTTGGTCGTGGCGAAGTCAAACTTGGCCGCGTCGGTCATGGTCAGGGCCGCGCCCGTCGAGTACGTCTCTGGCTGGATGCGAGTCACGATGTCTCTAAACTCGCGGTAGCCCTGCGCCAAAAACACCTTGATGTCGCTGTCTGTTACAAAAGTGGCGTCAGGCTCATCAATGTAAGCGCGAAAAAGCTCGGCTGTCTCCTTGATGTTCATGTCACCCCTCCAGGCGCAGGACTAATCATCGCCTCTGAGCGATTCGCGGCCAACCTTTCGGCATTGGAAATTGTGCCAACCTTCTGGTTCCGAGCGGCCAACTGGTCTGCGATCTGGCCCTGTGCCATAGAGGAGTCGCTAGCCATGAGTGCTGCGGCCTGTGCCGTGGGGTCCGCTCCTGGCGCTGGCGCTCGCGGGAACACCATCTGATTGACCAGCATATTCTGGTATTGCGCGTCGTCCACGCCCATCTTGGCAGCAACGATGGCGACCATAATCTCAGATAGGTAGTCCTGTCGTTCTTGAGGCAAGTCGTAGAACGGGGCGGACTGCATGAACTCCTTGAAGACCTCCTCCATCGAGTCCAGATCGTCGTTGCGGAAGATCTGCACTTCTCCGACACCTTCTGTCGCAAGTTGCAAGATCTCCCTCGCGTGAGCAATCGCCTGCACCTTCTTGGACACGTAAGCATTGCCAGTGCGGAAGCTGATTTCTTGCATGGCTGTAGCGGGGTCAATCAGGCCAAGCTGCAACAACTGAACAACCTTGGCGTCTCTGTCCTGCGCCTCGTCCCTGAACAGGGAGCCCGCCTCGATGAACACTTCGGGGCTCTCGTCTAGGTCAGTGGCCTTTAAAGCCTTAAAGGTGACACGACCTGACTCATCGAGCATGCGCATCATCTTGCCTTCGGTGTAGAACCGCTGCATCAGCATCAAAGCACATCGGGCCATCTCTCGGACGCCGCGCTCAATGGCCGCTTGCGTTCCCTGAAGCTGGCTAGTGTCCTGGCTGGCAAGGGCCTCAATAGCCTTGCCGCTAGTTACTCCAACGGCTCGCTTACCGAGAGAGACAGAGTGGATGCCCGCAACGTCTCCCATCTCGGACTGGATGCGCTGCACGTTGTCGATGATGTACGACGGCAGTGGAGATGGAGCGATCTGTTGGGGAGCGCCGCCTGCGGGGTTGTAGTAGATCTTCTCTCCCGGTCGGCTGGTGATGGAGTGGTTCGACACCCCAGCCGTCTTCGGAATGACCCACTTCGGATTGCCCATTAGCTCGACGTTGTGGATTACCTGCGAGCGAGCCTTGTTGTACAGGCGCTGCAAGTCCACAAGAGGGCTAATTAGGGATACGCCCCACAGGCGGCGTGGGATCTCAGTGTAACGAACGACCTGGATAGGGAAGCACTCAGCAGGAAACTTGTTCTCTTTGTACAGGTACTGGTCCCCTACCAGGATGGCGTGCTTTCCATCGCGCCAGTAAATCTCAAACACCTCAACTCGGTCCACCGGAGGGCCGGCGTAGTTGGGGTTGTAGAACGAAGCGTAGTCGTTCTCATTGATGACCGTAGCGCCGTCAATAATCTTCTTCTTATTTGGGTACGCTTCTCGAAGCGACTCCCTAGTGTGGAACGTGCGAATCGCCACCCACTGGCTCTCGTCTGGTGAGTTGACCCCGCACTCAAAGAAAAGGTCGTATGCGCCGTGCGTGCTGGTTCGTACTTCATCGAGCGCGGGGTCGTAATAGGTATGAAAGGCGGCGGTGCCAGTCGTAAGCAGCCAGCGAGTCATGTCGCTAAGCACGTCCTCCATTCGGCTAGACGACCAGTAATACTTGAGCGCAGTCTCAGCAGACCTAGCCTTTACGATGTCTTCTGTCGAAGGGCTGGCAGGCAGAACAACCACAGACGGGTAGTTCATCTCCAAGCGAGCCAGGATGTTTCTGTAGACGTTCAGGAGCAGGTTAATCGTGACCCTGGGCTGGCCATCTCGGTTCTCTGCTCCGACGTACTGTTCAATCGTCTTGTCGTAGCGAAGCCATTGGCGGCCCTCCAGAAACCGAAGGCCCATGTCCCAAAAACGTTGCTCATAAACCTTGTCGGAACGCGACTGAGTAAGGAGCCCTTTGATGTTGTCTGGAAACTTAGACATCTCAGCCACCAGCCTTCGGCGGGTTCATGTAGGCATTAAACCCGCTCATACCGCCCTGTCGAAACGCCCTCTCTCCCCTTGTGGAAGTAAGCGCGTCAAACTTGTCGAACTCTTTGTCCCTCATAAATCGGTCCAGGGCGTTGTCGTAAGCAAGCTGGTATCGGTTATCCGCTACTTGGTTAGTGAGGTTGGCCAGGCCGGTGCCAGCCGTAGCCGCCCTAGTAAGGCCGGGTGCCGTATCGCCAGATGCCGCCTGCTCAGCACCACTGAGCAACTGCCCCGTTAGTGAGCCGAGCCCAGCGCCAGCACCGACACCGGCCAACACGCTTGTGGCTCCTAAAGCGGCTGGAGCGAGGCCACCAGTAAGAGCGCCAGCGCCAAGAAGACCAAGAGTTGTCCAAGCCTGTCGGGTTCTGTCGGACTCTTCTTCACTTGCTACACCCTGAGCCTCTCGCTCAAGTCCGGCCTGGGCAATGGACTGCCTGAGTTGGTCAGAATAAGAGAGCCCTACAGCCATCACGAATCCCCGTAAATCATGTCGATAATCGGAGTGTGCTCTTGGTAGAACGACTCTTCTCTATCGACTAGCGACTTCCACTCCGCCGCCTCTCTGCGGATCTTCATCCACAGGTAGACGTGTAAAAACCCCAGCAAAGAGATCCCCGCCATCAAGGCGATGAGGACGAGGATCTCTTGCATGGGGCACCTCCAAGGGGTGAGCCTAGAAGGTTAAACTCAGCTATAGATGTCGATGCCGGTCAGAACCGCATTGGCGTTCGGACGGACACAGACCGTGTTGTAGTACCAACGGTAGAAGCCCTCCCAGGCATCCTTGTCGGCAACACGGCTGAGAGCAGAGCCATCGAGGTCCGCGAACCCACCAGACTGAAGCTCAAGGAGCTTCCAGGTCTTGAGGCTCAGGAAGATCATCATGCCCTTGGGTACGTGACGCGAAACCTTCATCGGGATGTTCCCGTAGCTCAAGTCGAGGAAGCCGCCGTCACCGTTAGAAGCGCCGCCGCGAGACGTAGCCTGCATGGTGCTGGTGAGCATCCCGACGTAGTTCGAGCGAGTGGTCGGATGCACCAGGATGCAGTCGGGAGACTCTCCCGAAAGCTCGTTGACATCATCCAGCACAATCTGAATTCGCTCGCTGGTCAAGTCACCAAGAGAAGCAGCGCCAGCGCCGTTGGTGGGGTTCACCGAACGAACCACGCAGTCGAGAGTAGCCTCACGGGCGTTACCGCCACGGACAACACCGAAGTGCTCGACCTCGCCAGCGCCAGTGGCCTTCACGCCACCGCCGAACAGGTTCGACAGGATGCCGACGGACTCAACGCCACCAGCAGCCAGCGTCGTACCACGACGAACCGCGTTGGCGTATCCGGTCGCGCCCGCAGGGGGCGTAATCGCAGCGTTGAAGGTCAGAAGGCCAGCCGCCTCGTTGATGACGGTGACGGTATCAGCCACGCCCGTGCCAGCAGTGCTGTCGAGGAACGTGGTGTTCTTCATCGTGGTACCGTCGGACTGGAATCCAGGCTGGCTGGCATCCAGAACATGCAGAGCGTCTCCGACGGTGATCTTCGAGAAGTCGCCCTGGAAAGCCTGAACGGTAGCGTTCGTGCTGCTGGTGATGAAGCCGATGATGTCGCCGCCCGTAACCAGGTTGTGGTTGGCCGAGTTCTTGATGTCATCGACGAGCTTGTTCATCTCGGCTTCCATCCAGCCGATGAACGCACCCTTACCGCCGTTGCGAGCAGAAGCGACTGCGACACCCGTGATCTCGAACCGACCGTAAAGGTACTTGGCCTCGATCTCCAGGCGCTTGTAAGTCTGAACCTGAGCGGTAGGAAGTGGGTCAGTCTCAGTCTTGAATTCGACGCTGCTGTTGCGAGCGGTGTGGATCGGAACGATTGCCTTCTTTCCGTTCCAGTCAACGCTCATCTTCTCGAAGAGGTTCAGAACGAGAACCTCATTATTAAGCTGCTCCTGAACCGGCCCAAGGTAGAACTCCTTGAGAATCGCGTCCAGGGTAGTCTTGGTGGCCTGAGCCATTGTACTCTCCTGTTAGAGTAGGGGGTTGAGTTTACCCCACGCGTCTCTCAGGAATGCAGAACCTTCAGCTACAGACTTCGGCTTCTTCTCGCCAGTGCCTACGGTGCTTTCCGATGCACCAGACTTGGCAGGACGAGGAGGAGCCTCTGGCTTCTTAGCGACAGGAGCGGGGTTGTCTTTGAGATGGCGAGCGATAGCTGCCTCCTCAATCTCCGCAATCCTGGCGCTGTATGCTTCAGCGACATTCATAATCGATACGCCGGGGTCAGAGGCGACGGCCTGCAACAAGAACTGCCGGTCAGCGTTCGGGTACTTCCCTACCGCTTCCGAAATTTCACCCTCAAGCTGGCGCTGGGCAAGTGCAACCTCCTGGGCATGGAGTCGCTCCATAAGAGCGTCCACCCTGGGATCTTGCGCTGGCTGCTCTGGCTGCTGCGGAGAACTCCCCTCCAGCAAGCCATCTAGCCACTTGTCCTCACTAGCTTGAGGCGCTTGTTGTGCCGGAAGCATCTGCTTAATCTGCTGCGCGAGCTTTAGTTCCTCGCTTAGGCTGGCCACCTTCTGCTCAAGAGCGGATAGCTGTTCTTTGTATCCGTTCCTGGCGTCAACGACCTGCTTAAACCGGTTATACGGGACTCGGTGGCCCGGTGTCTCCTCGTCGCCTGCCTCGCCGTCAGTGTCGGCAGACGCTTCTTGAGAAGTTTCAGCAGTTGCTTCCTGTACTGGCTCAGTGTCGGTCTGAGCCTCAACCCCCGCATTATCGTTTACGTCCTGTGCGGGCTCGGACGAAGCGGCCTCTTCTGGCGCTGCCTCAACTTCAGGTGCCGGTGTCTCAACAGACACGGGCTCAACCACGCTGCCATCAAGTGCAGCCATGACTCCAGCAGTTGCTTCAGAATCCAATAGAGACATTCTTCCTCCGTTTAACGCCTGGTAGGCGAGTTGTTGAACGCCGCGTCAATTGGCGACGATTCATTTTCTGGAACTCCCCAACGTTCTTGCTCGTAGTCGTCGGGGCTTCCGCGATAGATGCTGCCAGTCCTCAATTCAAACTGCAACACTTCAGACACTTTCGACGGACGGAAGCGATCTGTGCGCTCCTGCCGAAGCGGCTCAATCTGGTCCATGCCCTGCAACGCAAGAGCGTGAGCAAACACCATGTCGTCGTGCTTTTTACTCTCAGCCTCGGGCTTGCCACGGGCGTTGTATACAAAGGTGTTCATCTCGCATTTCATGCGGTCATCGTTGATCGGCAGCTTCCGCTTCGCAGTGTACTCGTGCAGACGGCTAAGCATTACAGGCCGACTAGAAGAGTTGGTGTTAAAACCCAGCTTCTCCACCCAACGACCGGCCATCTTGTCGAACTGTGTGCGCCTGTATAGGTGTGAGTACCCCTTCGATATGAGGTTCTCCAGCACAGCGAGCCCGTAGGAGTTGGACTCCACCACGATCAAGGCTTCGTACTTCATCGCTTCCTCATGCACGCGCTCTGAGAACTCGTGGATAGAGAGGCGGTTGTAATACGTCGAGACGACCGCTGGGTTCTCTTTGTCTGTTACGTCAATTACGCAAAAGGCGCTGTAATCACCGCTCGGAGAACCCGAAGCAGAGTCAACGCCGATCGAGTAAACCTTGAAGCTCTCATGTTTCTCATAGCAACGGTACCCAGGAAACGACTGTACATTTGGAAAGACTTGATCGAAGAAGCGTTCTCCAGAGGTGATAAACGCCTGCTCGGCAGAGAGCGGGTACTCTTGCAAAAAGGTCTGCCAGTTGGACATACACTTCGTTTCAAACGTTCTTTGTGCCCAGTTCTTCTGCGGCTCAGCCAGGTCAAACTCTTTAGACAAGTTTTCGACGTGGGGGTGGTACCCCTTTGGCTTATCGGTGCTGATGTATCCAGGGTCTTCTGACCACGGGAAGAACAGCTTGCTGTAGCCCATCTCCTTGTTCCACATAGAGTGAGCGTCGTTCATGCCGTTAGCGGTGGTTTCAAGAACCACCTCTGCATTGGGGCCGCAGGTCTGGAACGCAGACGCGACGGTCTTCTCTGGGTCATCCCAGAACGCAAACTCAGAGCAGTGGAGCGCCTGGTGCGTGGTGCCACGGAAGTTTTCAGAGTTCGCGGTTGATACGCGAATCAGGCCACCGTGGAAGAACTTGAGTTCCCGCACGTTCGACTTCTCTGTGCGGAACTTCAGGTGCTCAGGCAGGTAGTTGTAGAACCTGCGGTAGACCTCAAAGATCGATTGTGCGGACTCGATCCGATGAGCCAGAACAGCAACTTGGAAGTGGGGCTTGAACAGCGCCATCCAAAAGAATCTCGCTGCAATGGCCGTAGTCATCCCAAGCTGACGAGCCTTCAGGATGTACATCCAGTTGCTCTCTTCCGCAGTCGCCACATACCGCTGCTGCGCGGGATGAAGACTCAGCTTCCGAAGACGGCCCACCTTGTCGACAATATTCAGGTGCCGGCAGAAATAGTGAAAGTCGCTTGAGCACCGCTGAATCTCCCGCTTCTCTTGCGATGGCGTGAGGCGAGCCACTATCCAGAAGCCTCCCCACTCCCCTTATCTTCTAACTCGGGGATTGGGAGAATCTCAAGTATTTGGCCATCAGAGAGCCCATCGCCGCGTAGGGCCGCGATCTTCGCTTCTGTAAGCCGAATCTCTGCGCGCTGCGCCTCGATCTTCAAGCCGTCCATCATGCGCTTGTGCTCTAGGCTCGTGTTGTGGTTCGCCTTGTACTCGTCGCGCGTGCGCTCAAGAATCCAAGCAGCAGCACGCCAGTCCTTCTTGGCGGCATCCTTAATGCGGTCTACAAGCAAGATAGTGGCGTCTTTCTCACAACGAACGACGTTGTTTTTGAACTCGACGTAATGGGCGTACTTCTGAAGGCTCGTGTCGCCTTTGACTAGCCAGGAGTTAAAGGTCGAAGTGGGAATCTCAAGAAGCTCACACACCGACTGACGGGTGTGGCCATCTCGCAGAAGCTCATAAACACGCTCAATGATGTGCGGCTGAAACTTCGACGTAGATGGCATCTTCTTTTTCAAGCCGTAACCTTTTTGCCTGCCTTGTACTCGCGCTTAACACGCCTGCGGTCGTTGCGCTTTGTTTGCTCTAACAAGCAGGTGTGAGCAGCCGTCAAGAAATTCACCAGATCGCGGCCAAACTGCGACTCATCGAACACACCAGTCTCACACATGGGGTTGTTAGACGTAAGCCGCCTATCAAACTCCCTGGTCAGCACCCGGAAGTCCCGATGCTTTGGGCGAAGTCGCTCGGTCTTGTACTGGTCTAAGACCTCGTTGGCCTGACGAACCGTGTACCGGATGGTGTGGTACGCGGACTCAACCCACTTCTCGATCTTAGGCCGAGCCTGATCGTCGTGAAAGTTGTTAAACAGGTCACGAGTAACAGCGTTCACCTCGTCGAGCACCGAAGCCAAGAGCCCCTCGACCACAGTGTGGTCAAAGCTCTGGTCAGTCGTTACTCGCAGGCACTTCTCGCCGTCTTCGTCCTCGAACTCCTGGTCAACCAGGCGAATCAACGAGAAAACCGGCGCATGTCAGCGCACACCGTCATAACTCCGGTGCCCTTACGCAAGTGGGAACGAAGGAGCGCAACAACAGCCTCTTCGGTAGACAGGCGCGCTCTTTTTGCAGCAGCCTCGAAGAGGTACATCTCTTTGTCAGAGAGCCCGCTAAGAACTTTCGGGGCAGCGGCAGGCTTCTTTGGAGCAGCTTTCTTTGGCTTCGGAGCCTGGGCTTTTGCATCTTCCGTCTTTTTCTTTGGTGGCATCGCTAGTTATCTCCTTGGCCTTTGGCAAGCAGCCGTCTTCTTTTGAGAACTTTACGTGCAAAGTACTTGCTCCTGGCCGTACATCGGTTTCCCGAGTTCCAGTGACAGAGGACATCAAACCGCCTTGGACCGTAACGCCTCTGATGACGGATAATGGCCTCGATTCCTGCGTCAATCAAGTCACAACCCTTAATCGTCTTATTTGGGCAGTAGTATTTGGGCAGGATTTGCAGCGGCCCCACAGCCCCAGCAGAGCTTTTGGCATCCATAGAAAAACGCGACTCCGTAAACGACAGGGCCACAGCCAAGGCAGGCTCAACGCCTTGGCGTAGCGCCGCCTGTGCCACCTCGTGGCAGACCGCTTCGCGATCAGCACTGAAAACCGCCATCCAAGACATGGCTATCGCGCACAACTTAACGACCATCAACTTTCTCCACCAAAACGATGACGCGAGGGTCGCCATCTTTTTCCGCGTACATAGTCTCAACAATAAGGCGAACAACCTGGGCGTCATCAAACCAGGGCTTTAGCCCATCGAGCACGCTCTTTGCGATGTTGTCCGCATCTGGCTTCTTTGGACACCAGATTGTGCCCTCTGGGTCTTTCCTTCTGCGAAGAGCCTTGGGCCTAGCCTTGTAGGAGCAGATCTTGACCGACAGCGCGCCCTCTATCGGTGCGTTAAGCACCTCAGCAGCCGACAGCGTAACCGAGTTAATGTAACCTCGGCTCTTTGCGGGTATGTACGCCCTGCCTGTGCGGGTCATCCGAGGCGACTGCTTTCCGATCGGGTCGCCCATAACGGTGAACTTGGCGCTAATGAAGGACTTGCCCATCCTCTTCCTCCATCTCCAGGTTCTCCACAATCGAAGCCATCTGGTGCAGGTACTTCTCAAACCCATCAGCGCCAGGCTTGTTGTTGAACTTGGCCACCATAGCCACCGGCTTTTGGTCCTCGAAACGCACGAGCCACAAGTCGTCTCCAATCTCGCGCACGTCGTAGTGCACGCCCTCCACTTGAAGCACCAACATCAGCCACCGAGGTCCAAAGCAATCTGAAACGGGTTAAATGAGCACATCTTTCGGTGCAGCTTCTTAAAATCGTCTGGAGCAGAGGGGGGCTGAACAAAGTGAACCGCCGTTCTCTGCTTTTTAATAGGCAGGTAAATAGCCCACACGTGCGTTGTTGGCACGCCACGAGCCCCATAGTCAAAGTTTAGGCGCTTGGTCATCCAGACCAGGTGGTCAGGCTGGTATTTCCGGCCACGATCGCCCTCACCCCACCACGGAGCCGGGGTAAGAATGGCCCCGACAGTGCGGTTTTCGCGGCAATGGGCGTGAATCTTGTCCACAAACGGCAACAGGGCCTTCCCGTAGGGAGGATTAGCGATAATAGACGCCTCTTCGGGCCATTTTGCCTCTAAAGAGTTGCAGATCATCACGTCATCAGCCATCGGGGCGTCCCATAGCTCCTCTTCCCAGCCGCGCCAAAGCTCATACAAGTGCCATTTGGCCCCCAAACGCTGCAACCACCAGGGCAGAGCGCCCCTTCCGGCGGCAGGATCGAGCACAACCTGGTCAAGCAGGGGGTTCTCAAACCTGCCGCGCTCGTCGGTCCAAAATCCGCGCATCCACTCCACAAGCGCCAGTCCAGCGTTCGGCGGAGTTGGGTAGTATTGCAGGCTACCTAGACTCACCCTCTACCCCCTCGCAGCTTGCCCCGCACTTTTCGCACGGGCCGCTAGTTTGTTGCCGGTGGTCGCACTCAAAACACATCCAAAACAATATAATCAAAACGCCGCCTCCATGAATTTCATGCGGGATCCTGACCACTGGATGTCTTTGCAGTCCAGCGACCTCTGCTCTCCGTGTCGGAACTTGTCCATGCCAATCTCAGCACTGTTGCGGTTCATGTGCGGCTGGATACGCGCAGGCAACCAGGGCACGAGCGCCAGGTCAGCGTCATCCTCAATCGAGCCGCTTCCCTTGGCGTCCGAGATATGAGGGCGTCGCTTGGCTCTCTTGGCCTCTAGCACCGGCTGGCTAAGGCAGACCACCACGCACCCAAGCTCTACCGCCAGCAGCTTGAGCCCACGGGTGTTGTGGCTGATTTCCTCTTCTTTGGTGGAGTCCCTTCTGCCGGTAGAGCCCTTCATCAACTGCAAGTAGTCCACGACCACCATGCCGATAGAGCCGCGCTCAATCGCGATGCGTCTGGCGGTTCGTCGGATCTGCTCCACAGTAGCGCACCGAGCCCCCTCCACAATCAGCGGCAGTGAAGACACCGTTTCAGCGGCCCCGTACATACGGCTGTGCTCCTCGCTGGACAGCCCCGGCTTTTGCTGGACATGCACAGGCACCCCGCTCTCAGCGGCCACCATTCTCCCGTACACCTCTTCTGCTGCCATCTCGTAAGAACAGACCAACACCGGATTGCCACGCTTGGCGCTAGAGAGCGCAAAGTTGTTTACTGCCAGGGCGCTCTTGCCATGACCAGCCGCGCTCATCACGACAACCAGCCACCCAGGCCTAAATCCCCCACCGAGCACCTCATCGAGCGGCGGCAGTCCCGTAGTAAGCCGGGTGGTATCCACCTTCCCGTCTTGGATGGCCTGTACCTGCTCCATGTAGGTCTTGATGCCATCGACCGCGCTTGTGCCCCGGTCCATGTTCCCGCGCTCTTGTAGCCGACGAAGCGTCTCCTCAGCCTGGTCAAGCGCCGCATACCCAGGCAAGTCGCCAAACCCCAGGTGGCTCACCCGGTCCCCGGCCTCCACGATGGCGCGCTTTAGGGCCTTCTCGATGACGATCTGAGCATACCGCTGGATATTCGTGGTGGTGCCTTTGCGGTCCAAGACCTCACTCAGAGCGTAGATCCCCCCAGCCTCCTCCCAGACGCCCATGTCTTGCAGCGTTGTCTTGATCATCACCTCATCAAAGGTCTGATGCTTCCCATACGCCTGCACCATCGCAGTAAACATATGGCCGTAACGACCCAGGTAGAAGTCCTTAGACCTCAAACCCATCATCAACACATCATCCAGCAAATGAGGCCCCAGCAACAAAGCACCAAGAACCTCACGCTCAGCGTCTACCGAATGCGGCAGTACCATCCCGTCAACCAACTGCTCACCTCCTAGTTGGCACAGTCCATGCTACGCGGGCGTGTCGCGCGCTATGAACTAGTAATCTTCAGACTAGAAGAACTGTACTGATCTGTTCTTCTCTTATTTCTTTTAAGACTCTAAGCAACTGTTAAGTCTTTCTTCTCAATCTCTAGGCAACTGGAAACCTCCGCGCGCGTGCGCGTGAGAGACTCCCGAAACTCAGACTCTCGTTCTCGTGCTGCCTGAAGCTCTGAAGAAGATGTCACCAAATCCTCCATGTTCACTCCAAGAGCACGACTCAGCAAAACAACGTCATTGAGAGAACCACCACGGTTCTCAGCGTTGTTCTCGTATTTGCTGATCAAAGGCTGAGAGACACCACTAGCCTCAGCAAGAACCTCCTGGGACAAACCAACAGACTTGCGAAGAGCACGAAGAGTCTCACCGTCAATCTTGAACCTAGACATAAGCTCACCTCCTGGGAACAGGTATATGACAAATCGTCATGTAGGTCAACGGGTTTCGAAAAATTGGCCGTGGAAAGATTGGCTATTCCGCGCAGATCGACCGGACGAAACGCACATCGGGCGTAGTAAGGAAGACGCGATTCAAGGGAACGCGTAGCCCAAAGAGTCGCAGCCCAAGTAGTCGCGGCCCCTACTGAGTACCTGTTCCTTGTAGCTCAGCCCAACGAGACGGGGTCTAGACGGCGTCCGAGGCCCCGACTGGGACCATGCCCTGGACGACCCCCAGCCGAGCCCGTACAGGCACCGTTCCGAGGGGCTCAGGGCCTACGCGCCCGATACCGAGAAGAGTCGAGAGGCAGACCCCCCACAACCCACCTCCCAACCACCTCTCACCACCCCACCTGGAGACTCCGATCGGGGACCGTGGAGCCCTGGTGAGCTACGATCGTGCTGTGATCGTGTGTCATTTCGGGCAGTTACAACCCTGTGACCCCGGATTGAGCCGAATTGGGCCCGTTCTGGGCTTCCTGATGAATTGCAGCCCGGTACAGCGTTTACAAAATGAATTGCAACTTTCTGTTGACCCATGACGGAGAGTTATGCCCATAATACATCTGTCGACGGGGACTGACCCCAGCGACCTGACCCTGACCCGGCCCCCGAGGCCGACCCTGACTGGAGACTGACTGATGCACTACACGATCACCACCCACCCTGACAGACTGGATAGAATCATGAGCAAGCCTAGCAACCTGAAGAGCACGCAGCTACCAGCGTCCCCCGTTGTCAGCCACAACGGATATCAGAACCGCTTTGTTGTCACCGCAGACCCGGACGGGTGCCCCTATCTTCAAGAGCAGCGCCTGGTTGACGGTCGCTGGGTCGACCGTCCTGGCATTGGGTCCAACACGGTCCAGGCTGCGCTGATTGCCGTGCTCTGTGAGCGATTTGACGCCAACTAGTCGAAACGCCCTCCGGGGCGTCTGCGGGAGATGGCCTACCCGTACTGATGAGACAGGCCCTGACTTCTTTACTACCTGGAGAGAATCATGAGCAGCACCGCACGCCGATACCAGAACCAGAGCCCCGCGTTCGACCTTCCCGCGGGCTACGATATCCGGCTAACAGAAGAGCAGGTTGAATTCTTGGTTCAGACTGTTCTGTCTGGATATATCGTGGATACGAGAGCCGCACTGAAGGGGCTCCCAGACTGGATGGCGGCCAACCTCTGCGAATCCATCGAGAGGGCCAGGGCCTTACAGGCAACCATTTCCGCTCAATCGTGCGACAACGACTAGGCTACAGAGTAACCCTAACCCCTGACTGACTGGAGAATCATCATGTTTACTGACGGAATGAAGAACAGCGTCCACGAGATCATCGCTGACACCATGCTTACCAACCGCGGCCTGACCCCGGAGCTTGCCCACCGGGTCGTGATCGAAGAGCTTGGAATGCCTCCTGAGCACTGGGAGAACAGCGCGAAGCTCATCAAGCTGTGCGCCGAGGTGATCGGGCAGTTCCGGCCCCTCTTGTCCCCGCCTCCCGGCTGGGTGGTGTCTGACCCTGCCCAGGTCTTGCGGTGCGGTGATGTGGTCTGGGACTACACCGATCACAACGAGGGGACGTATCGCGTGATCGCTCAGCATGCCACCGACGGCTGGTACGGAGCGAACACGAACAGAGCATGGGCATGGGCTCAGAAGAGGCACGGCGACCTGGAGCCCTGGGGCACGATCGAGGCGCGGCTGGTCTTCCCGGCTGGGTGGTCGTCCGCTGCCAACTCGAAGCTCGCACAGGCCCTGTGCGACCTGGCGACCTCACACCAGCCCTATGACCTGAGTATCGAGGACTAGGCTTCGGGCGTCCTGGGAGGCGGTGACACCCCGTCGCCGTCTCCAGGGGCTTGTCTGAGTCCATTACCCTGACTTACTGGAGAATCTACCATGTTGAGCAAGCGACAGAGAATCAAGACCGTTCGAGAGATGGCAGACCGATTGCGCTATGTGTGCATGACCAAGGGCATCCACCGCCTGGGAGAACTGGATGACACCATTAAAAAGCAGGAGCGGCACCACCGCAAGCCGCCACCGGGCATGACGCCCCGCCGATACGCGGAGTCCGTCCCCGTGGCCGTGGACTACTTCCTTGTGCGATGCTTCGCTAATGCGTTCGAGGTGCTGCGCTCTGCTGAGACTGTCGAGGGATTGCGGAGGGATTTCGGCGGCGCTCGCACCGATTACCTGCTGGCCCTGGCGATTGTCGCAGATTACGAGGATGAAATCGCCAGCAGCGTCCATGTCGGCGACCTCATCGCCGCGGGTGACCTTGTGGATTACTTCACCGACATCGCGGGGGGGTGAGTGATGAAGCCCGAGTGTTATTACTGCAATGCCCAGGCGATCGGAACCGAGAGGGACTACCTCGACTCGCAACTGGCCACCATCAATGTGTGCCGAAATTGCGCCCACCTCAACACCACCGTGCGCCTGTTTTCTGGCGGCACATGGGTGCGCCGGTCCCGCCGAAATGCTGACGCCCAGGGAGGTGAGTGATGAGCAAGCCAACTGTCACACTGATGCAAGCTGAGCCCGCACCCGTGGTGCTTTGGGACCGTGAGCCCGAAACCAGCAACCAAACAGGAACCGAGACGATGAAAATCCGAAACCTTACACACCTAATCGAGACTCTTCGCCAGGTATTCGACCACACGAGCGAGCCCTTCGAGATGACCGTGTACCACCTGGCCCCAGGCGTCACGCTTCAACGGGTCCAGAACAAAGACCTGGCATGGGAGCACCTGAACCCACAGCGCCGAGACGACTGGCAGATATGCGACCGCACAGAGCCAGGGATTGTGCGACGCGTCACCGTGCGAACGTCCACAGGCGAGGCCACGCTAGACACCGTCCTTGAGCAGGCCTTCAAGGCCAGCCCAGACCCACAGAACACCCTCTAGAACGCATTTCACGCCCTCAAGGGAGGGCAACCTACCAACCAACCAAGCAAAAGCCCGTACGCGGGCAGGGAGATAGCAAGATGAGCAGAACGCGGCGATACGTGAGCGAGAGCGAGGTGCGCCAGGTCGCAGACACGGTGTGCAGGTCATGCGACTTCGTGCACCGAGGCGACACGGCAAGATTGCGGGAGATTGCCCGCGATGAGTTCAGAGAGATGGGCATCGAGCCCACGCCTAGCCAGGTGGGCTACGCGGTCAAGCTGGGCCGCGCATCCTACGGGGGGGTTATCCGGTCTACGAAGGCCGCAATCTACGGGGGTCGACGATGAGTGGCGAGTATACATCAAACCTGGAACTTAAACGCGCGTGGGACGCTTCGGGCAGCGCAAGCGCCGCGAACAAGATCGCCGCTGAGCGTTACGCGAGGGCCGTGTTTCACAAAGATGGGCGCAAACGCAAGGCGCTAGGGGATGACCAGCAAGCTGTGATGAACGCGATCAGCAGGCCCGGATCGGGGTCGTACCCTGGCGCGGGTTGGCGTTATGGGAGCCACTCCCTTACGGTGCGCGTGCTCAACACTTTGGTTCGGCGTGGGCTGGTTTGGCGCTGGGCGATGCCTTATCACCCATTTCACAACAGCGACCGCGTGATCTACGACGACGTGTACACGCTGCCCGACCGCACGCCTGGGCTTGCCGAGCACTACTCGGCTGGCCCTCCGATCCTGACCTGGCCCGTTGGCGACCGTCGGTTCCCCGATGGCCTTCAAAGCCTGAAAGGGGGCGACAATGGATAGCCTCATGACAGCCATCGCTCTGGCTCTGGCCCTGCTGTTTACCAGCAGCGGCCCAGGTCCGGTGGGCATCATCGATCAGGTGTCGGAGGACGCTCAAGGCCAGTTGGTGGCCGTTGTCGAGTGTCCAGTTGACGGCGGCTGGGAAATGGTTTACGTTAACGGTTCTGGGCTGGCAGAAGGCGACAGCCACCCATGTGATTGAGGAGCACCCCGCAGGGCTTCACTCCGGTGGTGTCCTGCAAGGTGAACTGGATCACCAAACTGACTGAATGGAGGTGTGCCATGCATGGCCACGACGAAGACAGCGCGATCGAGTATGCGACCCAGGACTACTGGGCTGGCAAGGGCGGCAGGCATCTGGACAAGATGCGCGAAGTGGCTGACGCCGCTCGCAAAACCGCGGTAGTGCTTAGCAGGCAGTACGACGCGATAACTGACGCATTGCGTGATGTTGCTCGGGAGATGGACAACTTGCGATCGGTTCGTGATGACTTGCTTGAGGAAATCAAGGCGGCTGAGGCTGGGCTTGAGGCTGCAAAGGACGCCGGACTCGCGAGGTACATGACCTTTCGACGAGAGGAAAAAGCCCGTGCGCGCAAGGGGGGTGAGTGATGAGAGTCTCTGATGTCATCAAGATGCTCGTGGACAATCGCGAGAGCTTTGGCAATTACCGCATCGATGGGACGCCGCGAGACACCACTGTTGACGAGGGCTACATCAGCATTTCCGTGACCGGCGGTGAGGCTGGTGCGGTCATCGTCTTGGAGGGCGCTACCTTCAAGGAGGTTGAGTGATGAACGGCGATGACACGCGAGAGTGGGAGCTTTCATCGGCAGGCCGCAGGCAGGTGCGAGAGCAGCACGGCGATGACTTCAACAAGCTGTTGCGGGAGCTTCAAGATCTGAACTCGAAGCTGGCAGCGAACACCGCGAGGATGGACTCCATCGACGCGGAGCACCGCAGGATCGACGAGCGGTGGCACAGCTTGAACAACGAGCACACCGCGCTGATGGAGAAGGGGCACACCCTGGAGGCCGCTGTTGAGCGGGTGTTCGCCCGCGCAAAGGACCGGCTCAACGCTGTGCAGCTTCACCAGCTTTACCTGGAGGATGCGGAGCGATGAGTGACACCAAGATGAGAGACGTGTCCCTAGCCCTGAAGGGTCACAAGATCAAAGTTGTCAGGGTGAACGGTGAGGTCAGGGTCCGTATTGACGGGGCCATGGTCGAGCCAGCGTTTCCAGACTACCCAACCGCCGTGGCCTGGATGATCGCTTTCTTTTCTAACTCGGCGGACGCATAGGGGTGAGCCATGCATAGCAGGACTCAAGCGTGGGTAGAGGAGGAGCTTGCCGCTCCTCTCAATCCCGCAGTTGTAGAAGAGAAGGAGGGAATGAGTTACCTCCCGGTCTTCTACGTTCGACAAGAACTAAACAGGATCTTCGGCGCGTCTGGCTGGCGCATCACTCTGCGAGACAACTCGTTGATCAACCTATACGAGGTCCAGTCGAATCGTGGCGGCAAGGAGGACAAGAAGCGCCGGGTGATGGTCTACCGTGCCCACGTCACGCTTCGTGTTCGCTTCCCAGACGGTGAGGTCGTTGAGCATGACGGTGTTGCTGCCGGTGGTGCTCAGTCGTACTCTCCGTTTTGGGAGGACTTGCACCACAACGCCATGACCAGCGCATCTTCCAACGCTCTCAAGCGTGCGGCGATGAACCTGGGCAACGCGTTCGGGCTCAGCCTGTACGACGGCAAGAACCCGGTGCACATGGGAGGCTGGGACACCTGGGCTGGGTATGCGTACCCGCTCACGCCCACCGCCCGTCACCTGCGCGTGCTTAACGAGCTTGGTCTTGACGTTGATGAGGTCAACGCCTGGATCGAGTCCGAGGGCTGGCCTGCGTTCGCGCACAAGGATCCCGCAGAGTTCGCCAACTACATGTCCAACGGTGGCATGGATCGCTTCAATAACTTTCTGAACAGCAACAAGGAGTAGCCATGTTCAAGGTAAGTGATTTTCAAGATGCCGGTGCACCCGGCTCAACTGCTGAGCGCCTCGTCCCAGACGGTGTGCATGTGTGCAAGATCGTCCAGTCGGAGATCGTGTTCTCTTCCAACCGCAACAAGGAGCCAAAGAAGCTCTCGCCTGAGTCAGTCAATCAACTGACCGCGTGGGGGGATATGCGGCTCGATGGCAGGCCGTTTGCCGTGGGTCGCACCGCAGAGAACCTGCTGGTGGTGTTCGAGGTTGTCGGCGGCGAGTACGCTGGCTGTGTCATCAAGAAGTGGTTTGTGTGGCGGCACCCTAGCACGCAGTCGATGAAGATCGGACGCATCCAGGCCGCTAAGATGTGCGAGGCCCTCGGGCTCGAAGGGTTCACCAAGCCAGAGCAGATGCTCGGGCGAGTGCTCAACGTCGAGACTGTCACGCGAGAGCCGAACAACGGCTTCGGCGCGAAGCCTGAGCCCGTGGCGTACTCGGCTGCTGAGGGTGTGGAGCAGCCTGCTGCCCCCGCTCCGCCTGTGGTCAACGCTGCGTTTCAGGACGATGACGTTCCCTTTTGACACCTATGACGATCTGTCATATAAGTATCTCAGGAGGTGAGTGAGATGACTGACTGTGAAGACATGGAGCAGGGCTACGGCGCTGCTGAGCACAAGGCTCGACGCGAGGAGCCTTTCCACTACGACCAGAGCTTTCGCCGTGTTCGCGATGCGGAGGAGGTCCGACGCCAGAAGGAGATTGATGATGAGCCTTTCTAGTATCGAGAAGTCTCGCGCCGCGATTGCTGCGTACAATCAGCGGCTCGTGTTTCATGAGCCTGACTGGTCGTGCGTCGAGTGCGGCGAGGTCTACCATGACGAGTGTCCTGATGACACGCAGCGCAGCCCGGAGTGCGAGGACACTTGCCTCAAGTGCGCTGAGGATGTCTGGCCGAAAGACCCCATCGAGGAGAAGTTCGAGGCGTTCCACGCTGAGAACCCTGGGGTCTACGCTGAGCTTGTCCGGCTTGCGTACAGTGTGCGCAACGCTGGCCGTGCTCGGTATGGGATCGCCACGCTGTTCGAGGTGATGCGCTACCGGCGTGACATCCAGACCAGCGGCGATGTGTTCAAGCTCAACAACAACTTCCGCGCTCTCTATGCTCGTAAGATCATGGACGAGCACGAGGGGCTGTCTGGTTTGTTCGCCACCAGGAGACGGCGCACGGGCTAGAAGTCCACCCCTGTGGCGGCACGCAGGTCTTTCAGTCGGTCACGCGCTTCAAAGTGCTTCCCCGACCAGGCCAGCGTGCCGCCATGGATTTGCATCACGTTGGTGTAGATCCTGTCTCCCTTCTTGGTCAGCACGGCGAGCCCTTGCTGCCAATCAACCCTCGGCGTTGCCGCAGGAACAGCCCCGTCCGTCCTGCAAAGGGTGCCGGGGCTCATGCACGTAATGACGCGTTGCCCGGTCGGGCCGTGGATGGTCTTGCATGCCATCTCCAGGCGGTGGATGTGGCCTACAATGGTTGAGTGGGTGGCTTCTTTGAGCATGGCCGCTACCGTAGAGCCTCCACCCTTTCTTGCTAAGGTTCCGTGATGAAACCTAACGGTGTCCCACAGCCAGAAGCCCTCTCCATAAGGCCCGATGTACTCGATGTCTAGGGAGTCTAAGGCGAGCAGCCTCGGGATGCTGATGGCGTCGTGCCCTCCAGGGTCGTCTGCTGGGCGCACCCCTTCGGCCTCACTTAAAGACTCCAGTATTGACCTGGAGATTCGGAACTCGTGGTTCCCCTCGATGTAAAGGATTGTTGCGCTTGGGGCAACTAGACGCAACTGACCCAGCCACCAGTGCAACTCTACTAGAGACGGCTGCGTTGTGTATCGCACCTCTCTCGGCTTGGCGTATGAGCCCCACGGGGCCAGGTCTAGCATGTCGCCCAGCAGCACAATGGTGTCGGGGCGCAAGTGCTCAGCCATCTGAACGGCCAAGTCCCAGGCACGTCGGTCGTGCATTGGGTCTAGATGGCCGGTTTCTGTGCGCCTGTAGCCGTTTTGAGAGTCTGGGACAACCAAGACCACACCTTCGGCCTCAGACGGCGCTGAGCGCGTTTTTTTAAGGTGCTCGATCGGCTGCACTTGAAGGTTAGCCCACTCGGGTATGCGCTCCAACCACGCTTTGACCTGCCACATGGGGACAGGCCCGTCTTTAGACATTGAGTCCCATTTGTTGGCGACCCACTTCTTAACGAGCCAGTCTTCTTTTACCCCTGCTCCGTCAAGAAGCTCCTCAAGCGTCTGGATAGCGCCCTTGCTAGACAGGGTGGCTTCATCCCCGCTTTGCTCCCATGTGGTCGGCGTTGCAGGAGACGACCAGTCGTGCTTCTTCACACTCAGGTCTGGGCGTTCTTTTTTTATCCATAAGAAGAAGTCTCTGACTTCCTCGCGGCTCATGCTGTACCCAAGCGCCTGTGCCTTACGCATCATTCGCGAGTATTGGCCGTTGATCGCGTTAGAGTAAGCGACCCTTGGGTCTGACCCAACAATTTCTAGCCAGTGGCCTGGCGTGTCCATTATTCTAAATAATAGAGGGCCGTCAGGGTTCCTAAAGTGCCGAGGAGCGCCCCGCCTATGAATACATAAGCAGGACGCTCGTACCAAGGTGGGCTGCGTAGTCCCTCCACTAGCGCAGCCTGAAGATTGTCACCCCGATATCTCTCGGCCTCGACGGCGGACTCAAGGGCGCTGAGATTGATCTGACACTCACTGTGAAGATAACGGAACTTCGCCGCGCACTCCGGTAGGTCAACCTGAACGCATGTTACACACTGGAGCGCCTCATGGGAGGGCACAAGAACTCCAGAACATAACGCCTTATCGCCCGCAGCAATAGACTCAGCCTCGTCGCAGATAGGAGACGCTCCGACTATCAACGCGGCTGTGAGGAAGGCAATCACTTGCCCTTCTTTTTCTTCTTTTTGCCGTACTCTACAAGCATCTCGTTAGCCGCAGAGCGGCGAGTCTCTGCCATACCACCGGTGCCGTAGCTCAGCTTGGTCTTGCCTGTCTTTTTCTTTACCTTGTACATGATTGCTCCTATTAGGGCCTTGGTGCGGCCTTCTTCTTCACGTACTCAAGCTCTTGCTTGGTGATGGCAGGCTGGTCGAAGCCCGTTCGCAGGTTTTCCCTGCCTGTCCGCAACATAATTCGTGCCACGTTCTCGCGCGCTGGGTCCATGCTGAACACCGGCATCTGGCTGCGCTGCGGCAAGTCAAGTGCTCCGGTGATGCCCTCCTCTATCTCTCGGAAGAACTGCTGGAGGCTTGGGTCTTCACGCCCTGCCACCTCGATGACCTCGCCCACCCCAGGGAGGCCTGCTGCCTTGGCCGCTCCTCCCAACATGAGCTTGGCTGCTACGCCTGTGGCCAGGGCCTTGGGGGCAAACTTGGCAATCGCCTTTTGTCGAGCAGCGCGCAGCTTGGTTAGCTGTTTCTGCTTTTTGGGAGAAAGCTCGCCATAATACGAAAGGTCAGTCTCAAGCTCGTTCAACAGGGCTTTTCGGCCAGAGCCCATCTCTTTTTTAATCTTGCTCTCAAGCTCTTCTGCCGCTCGCTGCTGTGCAGCCTTTGCCGCCTGTCTGCGAGCTTCTGACTTCCCTGCCGGAGTCCCTGGCATGCGCTCGCTGCTCATCATAGACTCAATTTCCCGCCTGCGTCGGGCAATGTCGTCTTTTACATTTTGCTTGTCGCGTTTCCATCGCTCAAACGCAGCGTCAGACATTCGCTGGCCTGGCCTTAGAGGCTTTTCGAGCCTAAGCAGGTCTTCTTCGAGCGCCTTTATTGTTGGGTCTTGCGCCATCACTCTTCTCCCGTGGCCTTGTCCCCCCACAGGGACAGACTTGGTTATCTTTACAAAGTCCGGGTCAAACGCAACCATCTCGCCAGCATCTGCCGCGTAAACCCCGTCGTACCCTGCGGCCAATGCCCTCTCTTTAAACTCTTGCGACCAAGCCCTGCTTGTCTGCTTGTTTCCATCCCATACAGGAGACTCTGTAACACCAAGCATCTTAGCGGCAGCTTCGACAACAGGCCGGTCTTTGGATCGTAGAACTAACGGGCTCCTTACTCCATGCTCCGCTGTTATTACTCTCGGCTGGCTTCCAGAAGCCATGGTTGCGTAGCTTCTGGCTATTTCGGGATCTTTGGTAAGATAGACTCCCTCGCCAAGAACCCCGGCATCGGTGCCGCCGCCTTGCGGGTGCCGAAACCAGTCAAAAGGTGTCGCGGTGCCGTGGAACATCTTGTCAGGAGGGGATGACACTACTCTTCTCCTGAGAACGTCTTGTTCCATAGGCCAGCAACCTTCTCCGGGTTGCCGCCTGTCTCATGAATCACCTTGGCCGCTGCCTGTATCTCTTGCGAGACGATCGAGTGGGCCTCCCGCAACGCCCTTAGCTCTGACTCTTTGTTCTCTATGATTCGCCTGTGCCGCTCCGATGTCTCCTGGGCTACGTGCATCGACCGCTCCATAGCCGTCACGGTATCCTGAGCACGTAAAGCAATAGCCGAGGCTCGTTTCCACAGTATCCACAGAACCAGGACAGCAACAACGAGGGCGGCGACCAGGTACATCATCAGAAGTCAACGTCCACAGAGGGGCCTCTACGGCCCTTTATGCGTTCTTTGACAGCAGCCACCACCGTAGTGGTCAGGCTACCGGACGCAACGCCGATAACGATGCCAATAGGCCAGCTTTCTAGCATCCAGCCGAACAAGGCACCGACAACAACGGCCACAGCACGGAGCGTGGTCTTCCTAGAGGACGCGTTGGGCATCTTGGGCTTGGCCCATGCGCGCACCACCTGGGTGATGCTGGATGAGGCCAAGGCGCAGAGCGCCAACAGGATAGCGAGTTTGTCCCATGTCAGGTCGTCAATGCCCTGCATCTTGATGTGCCTCCAAGCGTGTGATCCGCTGGTCTTGGGTGCGGATCTCCTCCCAGATGTTCTTACGAGCCTCTCGCGCCTCGCTGACAGTGGTTGTCATCGTGTTCAGGCGCTCCTCAATGACAGCCAGGTGTCCCTCAATCTTGGCCATGGCAGACTGCTGCCTGGCCAGAAGCGTCCACACCGCTCCAGCAAGAGGAATCAACTGGCCCAGGGCTTGGACCACCCAGCCGGGATCTTCCATTAGTAGAACACGGCTACCGATAGGCTTGTGCCTTCATAGTAAATCTCATCAACGCCAGTAGGTAGCGTGTCAATAGCCAGAAACAAGCTGTCGCCATCAGCGAGCTTGATACCACGGCCAGCAACAGCGCCATCACGAGTCTTGATGTACGCAACAGCGCCGCTGTCGTTAGAGATGACTATCGACTTAATTGCGCCAGACCGGATGGTCGAAGACCCCAGGCCTGCAAAGGCGGTGCCCATCGCTGTGGTGAGAGATGGGGTTACGCTGCTGTTACCGAGGACTAAAATAACAAAGTCGCCGGTAACAACGGGGGCGTTGAGAATTGAGCGGGTGGTGTTGCCGATCATGGTGCTGGCTCCTGTTGCCATGCAGAGGTTTGAACGAGCGCAAAGGCTGCGGCGTGGTCAATAGAGCCATCGACTGGCTCGGTGAACTTGAGGATAGCTTGGGTTTTATCCAGCGTGTAACGAGGCTGCGTTGTAACACAGGCAGGGTTCTCCATGTGAGCCTCCACCTCGTCAGCGGGGTATACTCGGTAGTGCAATATCATGGTGGTGAATCATCCTTAACGTTGTCTGCGACTATGCCCTCGGCGGTTCCGTTGTCTCCTTCAGAGCCATAGTCAACAAGAGTTGGGAAGCTGTTGTCTCCAGCGCCAAAGCGATACAGGTGCTGGGGAGGAGTAGAAAGAGAGCGGGGATCGGGCATGTTACCTGAGCCATAAAGGGCAGTAACGTCAGAGGCGCTCAGCGCGCTAGTCCACATGCTCACCTGGGAGATGTAGCCAAAGAAGCACTGCTCAATCTCATCGCCACCATCATAGCGAAGAGCGCCAATGGTAAAGTCCTTCACGTTTAGGCTGCTGCCTCTGGACTTGGAGTATCCCACGTAGTTGCCGTCAACGTATAGCTTAACGGCCTGGTCGGTGTTTGAGCTTCCCACGTATGTAATGACAATGTGGTGCCACTCGCCGTCAGTAGGGTCGATCCCGTTGGGGTCGGTAGAGTTTACCCACACCTCCTTGTGTGCACCGTTGGGGCTCGTGTCAGCGTCATCCCTGCCAAACAGCGCAGAGGTAGCGGACGCCGCCGCGCTTCCAACAGCCTTAAAGTAGGCTGGCGAGCCTCCAGAGGCCCCCTGAATTTGCAGGTAATAGAACTCGTGGTTGTCGTTGTTAGAAAAAGACCACAGCGTCTGCTGCACGGCACTGGTCGCCTTGAACCAGATAGACACGGTTTGGGCGTCTGTTTGCCAGTCAAAGTTTCCGCCGCTGTGAGCCACGGCATCAGCTTGAATGTAGTCATTCACGCCGTCTAGCAGGTAGCTCATACCAGCAGGGTAGCCGTCAACAATAGACGAGAGAGTCATGTTGTAGGCGGTGCCGTCTTGCTCGCCAGTTCCGTAGTCAATGAGCGTCGGGAAGCGCACGTCGCCGTTGCCAAACTTGTAGAAGTTCGTTGGCTTCCGGGTCAGCGTTGCCTCGTCGACTGGGCGGTTGTTGTTGTAAAGCGCAGCAACGTCCGAGTCAGCCAAGGCGACAGTGTAGACGCTAGCCTGGTGAATAAGGCAGTCGGCAGCGTATGTCGTTGAGCCGCTAAGGCGACGTGCGCCGAAGGCAAGCGTATCTGCCGTTAGGGCACCAGCCGACACGGCAACTGTAGAAGGAGAGCCACCGTCAACGTAGACCTTAATCGCGCTAGACCCATCGTATGTGACAACGATGTTGTGCCAAGCGTTGTCATCAAGGCCCGTGCCAATAATTTCTGGGTTGCCGCCCGTGCCAATAGGATAAGAGCCCGATCCGTTACCCCAGCCGTATAAGTTGATTGCGCCGCTAGACGATATGGCCAGCCAATACCTAGTGCTTGCCGCCCCAGAGTTAGTAAACGACCACAAGGCGGATAAAGACACCGCAGGCGTCGCACGCGCCAGCTTAAACCAAACAGAAACGCTGTGGGCGTCGTTGCCGAAGTCAATTGCAGACGCGGCCCCGTTAGCTAGCACGTAGTCGTCTACGCCGTCGAAATCGTAAGACTTGCCTGTTGGGCCTGCCGCTCCGCCGCTCCCCGACTTCTTAACGGGGTTCATTCGGTACATTGCGCTGTTGTATGGGACGCCTTTCACGAGACGCTCTCCTGATGAAGCCATCGCCACAGAGAAGGGGTTACAGGCATCAGCCCTCGCCTCAGTCTCCCGTTAATTCCAGAGGCTCTCTCAGCCTCCACAATCGCAGCCTTTGTCTTGCGACCGATAATGCCATCAATTGGCCCTACGTCGAAGCCTTTGGTTGCAAGAGCGTGTTGTAAAAACTTCATGCGCTCTATCTTCGGTACCTGTACATGCGGCCCATCGCGGAAGGTGCGCCAGAGCGCGCCAGACTCAAGGCCAACCTCCTCGGCCAGTTTCCCCATCGGGATGTACCAGCGTTTGAGCGATCCGCGCTGCAATAGTTGCAGTCGCAAGCCCTCTGATTTGGGCGGTCGGTTTTCGTAGATGTCTCGGTCATCGGGATCAGCGTTTGTGTAGACCCACACATCAGCAGCCAGGCTGGGCAGGTAGTTGTGCAAGCTGAAGCGACGGATGCCGTCGATCTTCGAGCGCCCAGCCTTGTATGCTAGCTGCTGCTCCTCTGTCGACCTATGAGCCCAGATCAAGCACATCGACGTGCCAGGGTTGGCGGTTCGGTGGACCACGGCCAGGTCGTTTACTCGCCAGCGAAGCCACTGGTGAAGGTCGTCAAAGCGGGGCTGCGTTCTCATCGGTACCTCTGCTGGCCCTTCTTGGGCTTTCGGATGTAGTTCGAGAAGCCAAACAACTCTAGGGCATGGCCAACCACGTCCTTAGACTCCTGCTCGGAGTAGCCCTTCGCCTGCACGTAATTCACAGCGTCGCCGATAAGGGTCGAGACGTTGATGGGAACTCCAAGCGACACCACCGGCAACACGACGCGCTGAGCCACGTAGTTGAAGATGTCGTCGCCCTCTTTGCCTAGCTCTTGCCCGCGGAACCCTCGGTTCGTAAAGATTGTGTACGCCGCGCCAAGAGGCCCAATCAGCTTGTTGCGGATTAGCCGGTTCATCTCTGGGCTTGTTACTTCTCCAACGCCTGACTTGTCCGTGTCTTGCAGGATGCTCAGCAAGGGCAAGTATCGCCACATAGAAGCGCCACCACCGCTCATGTCTATGATGCGGCGGCTACCGTCTTCTTGTGGGATAGACAGCGCCAAGAAGTCTGGGCTGTCAGGGTTGAAGAAGTCTGCCATCGCCTCGTCCCAGGGCTTGTCGCTCATGGTTGCGTTGGCTGTGACCAGAATACCCAGGTTAGCTGCTTGCTCTTTTATGAGGCGCTCAAACTGCCGAGCTTTAACCACCTGGGACTTGCCAGGTGCTAGAAGATCCCACGCTTGCTGTAGCGGCTCTTGGAACGTGGCTGCTGCAAACTTAGGGGCAAAGAAGACCTTGCCGAGTATGCTGTTCACAGGACCAGCAGCCC